CTTCTAATTCAGTACCCCAACTTCTTTGTGTAGCGAGATTGGTGGCCCATTTACCGCAGTTATCTTTTTCTATCTGTATATCAACTGTGTTGTCGTATGGTTTAGCACGACAACACAAGACATATTCTTCAATCAACTCATCTGCTCGAGCTTTCCAGTCAATCATACTATGATGTCCTCCATGCCAGCAGTTCGCAATCTTACTACATGTCCTAGCATAAAGTTTTTACTTTCAATCCCTTTCATAATTCCTAACCATTTGTTGCGCAATAGGGCCACTTCGTTAATTATAGTTTCGAAATCAATAACTTCGTCTTCACCATCTACATATTTCTCAGCATCACGGCTGGTCAGTGCCCTGGCATATGCCTCCAAGTATTTTTGAAAATGTTTGCGGCGTATTTTACGTAACTGTATGTTCAAATAATTAAGTACCGCCTCAATCTCTTGTAATTGATTGAAACGCTGTTCAGTAATTCCTGGCAGATTACTTACATTTTTTTCAACATTACCACGAATTAATATTTCGCCTTTGGCTACATTTAATTCAGTTTCATAATGATGGATAAATGCTGGAATTTCTGCCAGGTCATTAATTACACGATTATACCACATTATTCGTCGTAATCGTCGTCAAATTCGTCCAAATCTTCATCTTCTGCATACTGCTTGAATGCTCGTTTAAGAGCAGCATCAGTGGCACTGAACTCTTTGAGTTCTTGGTCACCCAACATATCAACCATGACACTCAATAAGTTATCAGCTGCCTCTTGCCTATCCTTAGCAGGAATATATTGCTTTAGGATAGTATATACTTCACTCAGTACTTCGACGTCGATACTCATTCTGTTATATCTTCCTCTGATTCAATGGCAATATTTTCCTGTACCACGAGTTTTTCCTTGGCTGAAAATTCACTCATAACCAGATCCATAACGCCGTTTTCGTTTTTATTCCATTCCTTACGGTAGTACTTATGTACTTCTCCATTGAGGTCTGTGTATGTGTAACGGTTGCCCTCTTTTTTAATCATCTCACGTTTTTCGATCAGATCAAAAAAGCCCGAATAAGGATTCATACCAGTTTCATAAGGAATCTGGATCTGAATGTCTTCAAAAGGTTTAGCGTATCGAGTTTTCATGATCTTACAACCACTACGGATACCCAAAACATCAGTGACTTTATTACCATCTTCGTCTTCTTTCAGCTTGAGTTTCTTCATAGCCACCAGAATACTGGATGCAAACACAAAACCAGCACCACCACTGACCACTGGATCAGGGTTGTACATGTCTTGACTTGCGTATGTATGGTTAGTTGCAACTAAACCGATACCTAAACTTCCAAACATGTTAACGCAGTTGGTCACTAGAGATTTTAGCGCACGTGGCTTGTGACCCATGTCACCTTTCATACCGCCTGAGTCAAACTGATCAACTTGCACTGGGGTCAACAACATACCCAGCGAGTCAATCACAAATAGAACTTTGGGGCGGTCTGCTTCAGGCAAAGCTTTGTAATCTTTAACGAATGTGGAAATAGTTTTAGCCACATCGTCAATCATAGCCATGTTTAATTTCAGAAGTTTGTCTTCTGATGTATCCACACCCAGAGCATGCAACCAGGTCTCATCCAGTGCGTTTTCTGAATCGATTAGAACTACATAGATGCCTTGCTCTTGTGCGTTTTTGACTAAGTTGCCGGAACAAATATAACTCTTGCCCGAGCCTGATTCACCGGCAAATACTGTTACTTTACCCAGTGGTACGCCTTTCTTGAAGTCGCCTGAGATTAGATAGTTTAATGCATAGTTACCAGTACTGATCCAATCAGTTGGATCATGAAAGCCAATGCTTAGGCCTTCGATTGATTTAGTAATGTCCTTGCGGAACTTACTTAGATCAAAGGGCTTTTTCATAATTTTTTCCTTTATAAATGATATCTGTTATTTCGTGATGTGAGTGATTAAATTTCTGGTTCCTGACTAAATCTAATTTTAGCATATAATCTGCTAATTGGTCAATTAAATTTTCAGTATGCATATTTTGTTCAAGTAAAGTGATTATGGGAAGAATATTATATTTTTTTAATTTATCATGTGGTATCTGGTACAATTGCTTCAATACCGTTTCAGTCAATTCTGGACTCATTGTTGTTATACTCAAAAAGTTGGGGCTTTCCAATAAATTAAATGTCAGAACGTTGAATTTTTTTTCTTCAAACCAGTGCAAAAACTCATCAATATAATATACATTTTGAACATTTATAGTATTAAAAATACTTAACTCCATGTTTGGTAATTTATACTTTATGAATTTATCTAAGTTATTTTCAACTTGATCCCAAGTTCCCCCACGCTCTAGTTCAAATCTAGATCCAATATTATCTATACTAAATGCTACGTCCACAGCCCGAAATTGTTTCCATTTTTCAAAAAGCTGCATGGGGTACACTGAACCATTTGAATTATAATGTAATCTGATATTTTTAGCGTAATCATTTTCTATTAGATAATCTAAAAATATCAACTGTTGTTTGATAAGAAACGGTTCCCCACCATAAAAATCAATATTAATTAATTGTTTACCTAGTACTTCAAACATTTTCCAAATGTATTCATTATCGACCCATTGCCCCCTAGCATTAAGATCCTTAAGGTGTATGTTTGAGTTGAAATGCTTAACTTGCTCTTCAGCAATTCTTGAACTGGATCCGGGAGTACAAATTCTGCATTTAAAGTTACAAAGATTACCTAATTTTATATCTAAACTAATCAAATTGTCAATTGATGCTTTTTCTATATTCAAAAAATGTGCATTTACGCCAAGATGGTCACTGAGCCACAATCTGTTAGAAGTACCGTGATTTTGTTCCTTGTGCCAGCAGGTCGAGCATCCTGCTGGCGAATCACCGTTAAGAAATTGATTTCTTAAATTAGTTAGGTAATCGCTATTATATACCTGCTCCACGGTATCCAACTTAATATTATAAGAGCGTCCGTTGGAGTCCTTTATTGATTCTTTAAATACACAACACGGTTTAAACTCCCCTCTGGAGGAAATTTCTAGGTGTGCCCAGGGACTAAAACAAAATGTTCTTGGTAATATTAGTGCTGCATTTGTGGTTTCTGATATTGTTTGATCTAAAAACTGTATCTGTAATGATGTAATGGAATTATTATCAATCGAATATTGCTGTCTGACTACGTCAAGTTCGTATTGATCAATTGTTGGACTGCATACTAGAATAAAATAATTAGGTATATCAATCGACGAACCACATGTTTGGATATGTTGTAACATCTCATTAGTTATAGTAGTTCTACTATACAAAATTATCTTTTCATTGGATTCAAACACCAGCCTATGCCACTGTTTAAATGCTTTGTATAACGTATTTCTCGATTGACCATTCAACCAGTCAAGATCCATTATTCCAATTATCTGATATCCATGAGTGGTTTCAAGATATTGACTGAGTTGCTGTGTTGAAATTGATGGTGCCATTGTCGATTGTATCTATTGGGGGTACTGTACCCCCAATAAAACCTAGTTACTTCTGACGATTTCGGATCATTGCCAGGATGTCTTCAGCACGTTGGCTAGAAGGCTTGGCTGCGGCCGGTGCAGCCACTGGCGCTGATGCGACTGGTGTGTCCTCATCAGGCTCAAATGGTGGATCATCATGCTGTGCCGCTGGAGCAGGTGTTGCCACTGGCGCCGCTGCACGTGGTGCTGACTCATTTGAACTGCCACCCTGGAAACCACTGGGCTTGTAGTAATTGGCCCAACGATCTGGATCGTATGGTTGCCCATCAACTGACGCCTCAAACATTTCCTTGATTACTTTTAACTCAACGTCGCTGGGCTTGTTGGGTAAGAAGTCGTTCAGGTTATATAAACCAAACTGTTCGATAGCAGCCGCTTCATCAGCAGTCAAAGCTGACTCTTTGCGTGACCAAGTTGATGTTGAATAATCGGCATAACCACCTTTGCTGGTTTTCTTGACGTTAAAGTCTAGACCCGCCTGATAGTCTGTGGGTAGATTTTCCATTTCTGGATCCAACAATGCGTTCTTGACCAGATTGAAAATCTGTGGGCTAATAACGAAACGTCGGATGGGATTTTCTGGAGTCTTGTCGTCACCAATTGGATTGTCGCGAACAAAACCCTGGAATAGGTATGAACGTTTCTTCCAATACTTGCGACCCATTTCCTCCAATGCAGGGTCTTTAAACCAAGCACGTACCTCTGCCAGAATCGGACAAGCCGAACCATCGTTGTACATTTCCACACAGGGTACTTGAACTACCACAGGTTTGCTGTCTGACTGGCCTTTGATGCCAGCGAATGGTAGACGAATCATTGCTCGTTCTACCCAGAAGAAACTGTTCTTGGGATTTGCATCGGGTAAGAATCTGATACGGGCTGTGGTGCCTTCGGCGATGTTCCAGTGTGCGTATACAGTGTTGTCACCGCCGCTCTGTGAATTGCCTGTACCGCGGGATTCTGATGCTTGAAGTTTTGCGCGGATTTCCGCTAATGTCATTGCCATAATGTTTTCTCCTAAAATGTGCCATGATATAATGTGCCTAAGAATACTGCACATGAGTACAGTATACGCATTTATTTATGCAGAGTCAAAGAAAAAGGTTAAATTATTTTGGTAATTGTTCCTGAGTATTGTTCTAAATTTTTTATTGTTTGATTCCTATTATGTATAAAAATATGGCGCATATCTGAGTACAGTTTTTTGAGCTCATCCATACTCATGCAAGCCAGACGATCAATCTCCAACTTAATCATCTCCAACCTTAAATAATCATTTTCAATTTCATCATACTGTTCATTTATATATGGACTGAAGGTCTGATACCCACGGGATCTAAGATATGCCAGGCTACCTGCACCGGAAAATAATATAAAAGGTTTGCCTAACCAGAAATTTTTCATAGTTTTTTCAGTAAAAAATAATTTACTGTGCGGATCAGTTTCCACCACTATTTCAATAAAATATTGTTGATATAGGTCTCCAATACCTTCTAAACTTTTTTGATAAGGCACGTGACCACTCACGCGAACTTCATCTTGCTCTAGGTCTAGATTAACTGGCAAATGATTTTTGCACCACTGTTCGTCATCAGAAAATTCCTGTTGAAACTTATGGCTATAATTGTAAAATGAAGTATTGAATGCTAACAATGAACTGTCGGAATATTTGTCATACAGATGACGAAATAGTTTCAGTCTGTATATATCAAATCTCGCAAAAAGTGCAGCAAACTTTTTATTAAAATCCGGTACAGCTAGTGGTAAGTGTTGAATGTGTGGAATAATTTGTTTCTCCCAAATTCGCCAACTTTCAATATCAACGACAGTGGCATTGGGGATACTGGCTGGTCCGTAATTGACTACCACACAGCTATCCTCAGTAAGATCCAACTGCTTGATTATAATTTGAATCAGTGGCTGAGCTAGATCACTATTGGCACCATCCTGAAATAGGAAAACCACAATTTTTCCTCGAGCTCTTTTGGAAGTTTCGTACAATAATTCGTTAACACCAGCATTTCCGCCATTTCTATTATAGAAGGAGTCCATGCATATCAAAAAGTATTGGTCTGTTTCTCTTACTACATGACCAAATCCATCATAATGAGAAAGGATAAACGGTATGTTCATTTGCGTGTTTAAAAAAAGTATTACGATTGTGCTGTAATCTTGGTAGTATTTTACTATACATTTGGGTTAAATCACAGTTGGTATAATTTATCAGTGAATCTAGTATGATAGATGGTGCATCTTCCGGACGTTGCAATAGTAACTCCACTGGAAACATATCTTCAAAACAGTCAAATCCGTAGTTTCTTAACCAATTGTAAATTTGCACATTACCATTAATAATGAATGGGCGCATGCCGATAATGGGTTTAAATATCTTTTCACTTAAAAATAATCCAGAAAATCCGGGCGGGCATGTTTCGCTAACTAGGTTAATAAAGCTTTGATTCCAGATATCTAGACGACCAAGACTATAAATGTCGTTGGGTATTTCCAAGTCCTGCGCTACGTCATTGCTACCATATAGTACGTAATCCTCAGACAGATCATTAACAGTGTATACACTATCTGCTAGAGTGATGCATCCTAATTTGTGCATACCCAACCGCTCCATACTAGAAACTAGTTGTGTTCTGTGTGGGTGTGGTTTTCGGTTATAGTTTAAAAATAGATAACTAAAACTACTGGGCATTAGTTCACATTCAGCATAGTGTTTAAAAAATTTACTACATGCAATGGCCCAAAAATCTAAAGGAATTCCATTGGTAGTGTAACCAAGTTCTATTACAATTTTATTGTTAATTGTTGTCAGTAATTGAGGGTCAACTGGATCTGTAAGACTACAAACTATAAGTATATCTGCATTTATATTGAAAATATGCTCGATCAGAGACTTCATGCTGTATGCACTGGGTACAATGATATGTATTTTTTGATTTGGATATTTTTTGGTGAAATAGTCAGATGCTTGGTCTACTATTAGTTTCTCCAACTTTCCAGCCATCCAGAGTGGATTAAAGCTACCGTATAGTATATGTAAATTGTCTGACGACCGCTGTGGTGCCCAACCA